TACCAGTGCCTCATCCTGAATGGATTTTGTTTGAAAAATGCATTAGGGGTGATGCCAGTGATAATGTCATGAGTGCATTCCCAGGTGTGCGGAAGAAAAAGATGTTGGAAGCATTTGAAAACAAAGCGTCCCAAGGCTATTCCTGGAACAATCTCATGCTCAGCACGTGGACAGACCACAACGGAGAAGAGATTCGAGTTCGTGACGCATATGAAAGAAACTGTACTCTTGTTGATCTCACCGCTCAGCCTCAAGAGTTTGTGGAAACTTGGGATACTTGCATCAAAAATGCAGTAAACCAACCTCGTAAGGCACAAGTGGGCATTGCATTGCTGAAATTTGCAGCACAGTGGGGTTTGATGCGGATTGAAAAAACAGCCTCAGATTACAGTGTGTGTTTCAGTAGTGAATATCAAGGACACTTGACCGAGTAAATAGGGCTATGGATTTGGATTTTCAAAACATCTGGAACATCCTAGTCTCATGTCAACCTCCTGAGATCACACACTTTCAACAAAAGAGCCATCCTGGCCGCGGATGGTGGTTAAAGACGTGTGTACCACTTATTGGTGAACCAGACCTATACAAAATTTGGAGTCGCATCATCAAAAACAACAATCGTTTGGTTTGTATTACTAGTGAAAGTTTTGATTGGCAACAGGCCCCAATTCCAAATACTGCTAGCATTTGGTGCCGCGATGGTATAGATATAACCCTAAAAATAGCAGATGGTGTTTTTGACTACAACATATTGCCTTTTGAAAATTCATTTAACCAACATGGAAACTCCTTAAGAAAACAATTGCTTAAATTCAACGAATCTTATCCAGGGGCACTAGCACCTGATGAGTTGACAAAGCTGGTTGCTGTTGCAGACTTGATGTGTAACTGGCAGACAGAAACACAAGCGAAGGCCCGTAGGGCAAAGTTCAAGGTAGTTGACAATGAAGAAAATCTCAGCCAAACCCATCAGTGCACAAAGTTGGATGTTGACTGAATGGGGGAATAGAGTTGGAGTGCTCAGTGCCCAGGATGGATCTTACACGCTCCTAAGCAGCCAAAAAACTGAAACATTCTCTAGTCAAGAGGCGTTGGAAAAGTCGCTGGGGTGGCACATCACTTTTGAGCAACTGGAAGCAAAGGAAGAACCTTTGGACAAAATTGGCGTTTGGCCAATCAAGCATACGAATCCACAAAATGTCCAAGACTCTCCTTTTGTTACCTATTCAAAAACAGCACACAGCAAAAGTAGATTTGCAGCTGGATATTGGGGCATTCACTATAGTCATGGCTGGAGTCCCAGTTTTTGTCCCAAGATGGAAACTGTAGAAAACGCCCCTACTGTGGGGCCATTTTCCAGCAAGTTGGAACTCAATACAGTGCTCAACAAAAAACAAAAAGAGGGACAAAAACAGCCATGAGCAGCAACTTTTCCAGTGATCCCATCAATCAGTTTGTGAAACTGGTGAACACTGCTCGCGACTACAACTCAAAAGAGATTCGCATGTCAAGAGAAGACGCGGAAAGTTTGGCCTTGAGCTTAACTGCATTGTTGGCTCGCGATGTAAATCTTGCACAAAAAGTGATGGAACTACAAGAAAAACTTGTGGGACAACTGCAATCAACCCCACGCAATCTAGATCTCAATGGAGGCACGTTCTGATGTTGATGAAGCCTGTGGTTGATCCCTTATTCCAAACTTTGATTGCTCGAATGCCTCCTTTGAGTATTACTGATGGGCCTTGGATTGCTGGCGGCGCGGCACGCAAACTTTGGGAAAACAATCCCTGGACTACTGGTGACTTAGATGTGTTTTTCACCAGCGGGGAACAGCTGGCCACTTGGAAAAAAATCTTTGAAACCTCTCTTATGGTGAATGTGCAGGAGGAGTTTGAAAAAGAAACTGAATGCATGGAACAAGAAGCCAACACCTTCACAGTAGAGCTTTTCAACAACTTCAAATGCCTACAGACCAAACCCAAAAACAAGTTTTACGTTGCACACCAAAGTGATAATGCCATCACTTATCGGATGCCAGGTGATTCCCCGCTCACTGGAATAACAGTGCAAATGATCAAACGCCGCTTTGGAGAAAGTGTAGAGAAGGTTTGGGACAGCTTTGACTTCCACAATTGTGAGTTTGCCACAGATGGGAAAACACTGCTGGCTTCAGAATCTGCTGCTTGGGGCAGCCTTTCTGGAGAGCTGCTCTTGAAAGACTCTGACAACACCCGCAACTTGCCCTTGAGAACCTTGAAATATCATTTGCATGGTTTTGAAGCCAGTAAAGAATTGCTGTTGACTGCGGTAGAGCAACTTACAAAGGGAGGAGTAACATGGGACAACGATTACTAGACTTCCAGCATTCAGATTTGGAATGCCTCCGAATCGCCAGCGATTTGGGTGAAAGTGTCCTGGTAGACCGGTTGCCAACCTCAGAGGGCACCACTTGCGTAATTGCTGCTGGCAGCCTGTTGTTCACAGCTCGCAGTTTCACCACATTTTGGATGTGGCTATGCATGGGTGGCAAATGGTATCAAGCAAACATCTGCAAAGATGGTGAACATGAGCTGATCCGTGATATGCGACTGTTAAATCCCAATGTCTATGCTCATGTGTGCAAAGACACTCAGTTTGTGCCTGAGCGTTTTCTCAGCTTTCTCTTCAGTATTCTCAGCAAAAAACTCAAGAACATGACCCATGAGGAGCGTTTTGCCACTTTCAAGCGAGTGGTTTACGAGGTGGACTGACTGCGAAAACTCACGACTCATAAATATTGCACACCAGAAACAAGGCAATAGTCATGAGTCGTCCCAAGCCCAAAGTGTTGTTGAGCTACACTGATCCCAAGACATTTCAGAGCGAACAGATTATTGCGGCCAAGGCAATTTATGCTGTATTTTATGATGGAACCCCCATCAACCTCAAGAGTGTCAATACACTGCATGACGATTCAAATCCAAAATATCGTAGGGTCACTTTTCCAGAAAGTCCTGGGCATGCCTTCAATCTTGCTGATAAACTTAACAAAATGTTCAAAACAACTAAATTTGAAGTGTTTGAGTTTTCCCAAGGTGTTAAGATATCTAGACCTCCCAAGGTGTAAGTGAACCAATTACAGCAGGCAATCTGGGAAGATTTTTGCGAGCAGATCAACCCAGATGCAACTGAGCAAGCTTTTCCAGAAAACCTTGTGGAAGGTGGGTTTGAAGGTTTTTGTAAAATCCTGTTTGTAAATTGGAGCAGCACACGCCCTAGTTTTCGGTTAACATCAACAGGGCTTCTGATCCTTTGTAGGATGTACCAATTTTGGGAATTTGATATCAGCAAACAGCCTTTCAACACATTTAATATTCCAAAGGTTCACATCCATCTCTATAGGAGTGTGAAAAGCCCTTATCACTATGATCAAAAACGGTTTGTAGTTTTTCATTCTGAGCGTGCCATGGAACTGGAGATGGCGGGTGGCAATATACTGACGTGGGCTGAAATGTTCGGATGATTTTTGTGTTGACGTAAAAAATACCTGCCATATATTCAGCTGGTAATCCACAACAGCAAGGACACACGCAGACATGGCTAAGGCAGCTCAAGAGAAAATCCAGACAATCACTACTGTCAGTCCCAGCAAGCTGAAGGTGATGATCGATCACGTGACGCGTAGGAAGCGACCTCTCTTCATCGCCGGCCCTCCTGGCATTGGCAAGAGTGACATTGTTGCAGAGGTTGCTCGTGCTCAGAAGCGCCCACTGATTGACATTCGACTTCCCCTACTTGAGGCCACTGACATTCGAGGCATTCCGCACCTCGCAGAAGTGACTATCCGCGATGCAGAAGGCAACGTGGTAAAGAATGAGCACAACGTTCCACTGACAGAGAAGATTTTCAAGTGGAGCAACCCTACCGATCTGCCCACTGATCCCAACAGCCGCGCAATGGTGTTTTTTGATGAGATGAGCGCAGCACCACCCTCTGTGCAGGCTGCCACATATCAGCTGATCCTGAACCGGCGCATTGGCAGTTACCAGCTGCCTGATGATGCAGTGATGGTTGCTGCTGGTAACCGAGTGCGTGACAAGGGTGTTGCCTACAACATGCCAACTCCGCTGGCAAATCGCTTCATCCATGCAACGCTGGCTGTGGATTTTGACGACTGGCAGGAATGGGCTATGATGAATCGCATCCACGAGCATGTGGTGGGTTACCTCAGCTATCAGCCCAATGATCTCTTTGACTTTGATCCCCGTCGCGAAAGCTATGCGTTTGCTACCCCACGTAGCTGGAGCTTTGTCAGCGAACTGCTGTATGAGCCCCAGGAAGATGGCAGCTACCGCGAGACGGATCTGCCAGCAGATGTGCTTGGCGATCTCATCAAGGGCACTGTAGGTGAGGGTCCTGCCCTGAAGTTCCTCAGCTATCGTCGACAAGCAGCTAACCTACCCCGTGCACGCGACATCCTTGATGGCACAGTCACCAAGCTGAACGTGAAGCAGATGGACATTTGCTATGCACTGACCACTGCACTGGTGTATGAGCTCACAGATGATGTCAAGAAAGCTGAGAGTAATAAGCAGAATGGTGTGAAGAATTCGCACGATGACATGTATAAGAGCGCCGATCGCTTCTTCCAGTTCATGATGGACAACTTTGAACCGGAGATGGTTGTAATGGGTGCTCGGTCGTTTATGGCAACTACACGTGACCACCCCATCAAGCCAAATCAACTGAGTTCATGGAAGGTGTTTGTGAAAAATTTCTCAGCCTTGATCCCAAGCATGAACGCAAACTAAACTCAGCTACTAGAGTTACCAAGAACAAGGGTGCAGCGTTGTGGAGCACTGCACCCTTGTTCTTTTTAGCTACTGCGTTCCTTTCATATGCACTAGCAAGGTTGCGATCCTCAAAAGGATTTATGATACCTCAAGCCAAATCAACTTTCTACGTGTAAGGTTGTTTGTGAATCAGTCTTCCCCGCGTGCACGTCTATAGCACCATAGGTGAAAACGGAGGGCAATATGCCCTCCGTTTTCATGTTTTTGCATAACTTAAATTATCCGTTCAAAATGGTCTTGATACGTGTAATGAGATCTTCGTTGCGCCAAGTGTCCCTTATAGCATCATACGCATCATTGTCCCACACTGTAATCCCTCGACGACTGCTTCCTCTTGTTTGCGTGCTGCCATCTGGTCTTGTGTCAGTAACAAATGGCCCAAGCTCAATCTCAGCCCGCACAGAACGGTTCACAATGCTTTCATAAATTTCAGCAATAACAAACTCATTTGTTACTACTCTTTCACTTAAAACAATTTCAGTAGTTATTGTTTGTGGATCAATAATTGATCCCACTGTCTCACTCATGTTTTTTTCTCCTTGGATATAACATATTTATATAACTTTATTGAACTCTAGTGCAGTTAGCAAGGATTTTATTATGTCGTTGAAACGGCATTCGTTAAGTAACCCGTGTAATTGATATTTTTCAATAATAGATGTTGGTTGTCCTGAACTCATACACAAGTCGTGTAAATCTTCTCCCCATTTCTCAATAAAAGTTTGCATATACAACCGGTTACGCAGTTGAGTTTCAGCTAAGGTTTCCGCCCCGTTCCAACTACTGCAACCGTTGAAGTGTAGCAAATAACTGCTGCAATATTTGATTTCAAAGCCTTTTTGAAGTAGGCGCAATCTATAGTCCACATCTTCACCTCCCATGTTGAACGCTTCATCAAAGCCTCCAACTTCTTGGTAAATTAGACGTGGAATTCTACATACATAGGTGGGCATGAGAAGGCGCTCAAAAGGTGCTGGTGACCGTGCAGCATGTGTGTGAGCAGCTACATTCAAATGTGGAAATCTACCACCAAATTGCTGTAGATTTAAAGTAGGGTCAAAGCCATAAAAATGAGTTTGATTACAACTGGGAATGCTCACTGTCCTGTCATTTATCACTAGACGGGTAGCCCACTTGGGGGTAAAAACAACATCATTGCTGAGGAAAACTAAATCTGCATATTGTTCATCAGCCCATCTCAGCAATTGATTGATATTTGTGCTAAAATTCTGAGGGTTTGAATTCACATATACTAGGTTGGGATCAAAACAGTCCAAATGCCAGTTTTTAGTCCATTCTCCGTCGTTGTCAATCAACACAAACCTATCTTCTGCAGATAATTTTGTGTGTTTGAAAAAACTTGTAAGGGCTACATGTGCATATTGGTTGCTGCTTGCAACAGTTATCATCCCATATAAGGTGCCTGCCATTTATAATTGCTTTCTTGTAGGTGTATGAAACTTCCAGTGTTGCATACTTTTGTTAAAAGATCTGCTATATGCGTGAATCTAGAGGATATTTTGTAATTCTAAGCTGTTTCATTACCAAAAAATCATAAGGTAATTACAGATCCCACAACACAGTCGTCAAGTCTCTTGGAGAATTGGTAGTAGCGACCACTTTTTTTGGACTGTATGCTATCCAATATCAAACTCATTGTGAGTATTTGCCGGCGTCGATCTCAAGTTATTTGTGCAACCACACCAACAGGGCTGTTGATGTCTCTTATAAGGATGTGCACAAAACTATGCAAAGGATCACTTATAGTGGCAGAGAACTTTGGATTTTGTTTAATTATGCTGTTGAGCAGTGGGCTACCTGCTCCAGGTAACGCACTGCTCAAGTGAAACTCTTTTAAATTTACTGTTTGCATACCAACATTCCCAGATCGGGAAGATACAGGTAGTGGATATCACAGTTGAAGATTGTTATCAAGGCGTCTACCAGTGTTTCCACCAATGGCTGCCCAGCTAGATTGAAACTAGTGTTAAACAGCAACGGTGTTTCGGTTTGTTGCCGAAAAGCATCTAGCAGCTGATACAAATGCAAGTTTTGCTCGCTGCTGACAGTTTGTACTCTGCAGGTGCCATCCACATGTGTAACTGCAGGAATCAACTCTCTTTGGCTTTCCTTCACATTTACAGCATACATCATGTAAGGGCTTTCATTGAGATTGCGCATGTCAAACCAGTCATTTGCATGTTCTGCCATCACACTCGCAGCAAAAGGGCGGAACCATTCACGATTTTTAACTTGGTTAACAATATCCTTGCCGTTGATTACTCGAGGATCAAAAAGAATGCTTCTGTTGCCTAGTGCACGAGGCCCACCTTCACTAGCGCCTTGAAACAAAGCCACAATATTGCCTTCTGCCAGCAGTAGTGCCACTTCAGCAGGTGATGTGTCTCTCATGCTGATACCTTCAACAGAAGCAATAGTGGTTTCAATCTGATTATAGTCTGGCAACACACTCAAGTAGAGATGAGAGAGTGGTTGAGGTGTAGTATCTTGGCTCAGAACATAATAAGCATGCCGAGCTAAACCAATGGCTGTTCCACCATCATGTGCAATGGGATCAATGTAAAACTCAATATTAGGGAAACGTTCTAGATATTTGTAGTTGGCAACACAGTTAAGTGCATAACCACCACTGATTACAATGCGATTTTCTCCAGTAATGTCAATAGCACGCTCAATCAACTTCACCATCTGCTCTTCAGTTTCTTTCTGCACATGGTAGGCTAGATTCTTGTCTTGATCTCGCACTAATTCAAAGTTATTATGCCAGTCACTTGGTTGTGTGTATCTACGCAAGTAAGGAAATCTATTCTCGTCAATGTGTGCGCCGCTGGGATAGCGAGGAATCAACAAGTTCTTGTTGCCTTTATTGTTGATGAAAAAGGCAGGAATGTTGCTGTCTTCTTGGCCATAAGGAGCTAGTCCCATGGTCTTCCCAGCTTCAATAGCCCCAAATCCTAAATAATCACTTACACTCTCGTATGCCTTAACAATAGTAACATTATTATCAAATTCTTGGATACCGTTGTCGTAGTAGAGGCTGGTTTCCGCACCGTCACTGTATCTTTTGTAAACTGCGTTGAACTCATGTGGATAGCTGCAATGATAGATGCTTTCAGTTTCAAAACCCCCAGTAAGTGGTAGTCCTTCTCCCATGCTTTCTTGCACATAGCTTCCGGCCCCATCTACGACCAAGGCGCATGCTGTTTCAAAACCACTGCCATAGAAGGCATTAGCTGCATGACCCAAGTGATGTAGATGGCCCATTAGGGTAACTTGCACATTAGGACTGAATTTGCGAGCTAATGCAGCATAGGCATTCTCGTTAGTCCAAGGAAGAGTAACCCAATTAGTGGTGGTCCCACCAATGATCAAGTGGTCTACCAAATGATTAGTTAGTACCCATAGCATGGCTCTAAATGGATTACCGTCATACTTTAGGCGACTCCATCGTTCTTCCTCGCTATAAAACAGCAACTTACCGTCTTCAACAAGCGCCACACTGCTGTTGTGACCGGGATTGATGGCCATTATTTTCATCAGCGTGTTTTCCTTTCAATATCTGCAACAATCTTTTGATAGATGTCGTCTAGTTCTTTGGTTGAGAATTTCATTGTGCCTTCATTCAGCCTATTGCTGAGATTTACGTCCAGACCAGCAATACGAATAGGACTATATTTCCTAGCAGCAGGCTTTTCAATTATTTGAAAGTAATCTGGATAGCTGGTGTTCTTGGGAAACGTACTCCCAATAATTACTGTGCCTGGTACTCCAGAGGCTCTAGCAATATGCTGGCCTACACTGTCACATCCTACAAAATAGTCAGAGTTGGCAACTAGAGCTGACCAAACTCTTAAATCAGCAGTGTATTTGGCACTCCAGTTGTCGTCTTTCAATTGAAAGTCAGGCTCGCCAAAAAAGATCATGTTGTATTTTTGATTGAGACGCCGGCTCAGGCTCAAATAGTCGTTTGAGCTTAAGCTTCTGCTTTCTTCGTCAATCACTGTGGCACGATCCAGTTTGGCACCACGGCCAAAGGGTTGAAATACAATTGTTTTGTTCTTTTTGCTTACACTTTTGAGATCAGCTATGGTATTCTTGGCTACGAGAGTTTCTTGTTGATTGAATGCCAATCGTGGTGGCAATAAATCACTGTGATCTGTAGTTTGGTTGATTTCCCTGTCAAAAGCTTCAGCCAAACTTATCTCTTGCCTAAAATATGCTGGGATACGATAAGGCTCCGGGGTTACTATTTGATCAGCATTCTTGACTACGTTGTCAAAAACACCTTTTGTATCAAGATTGTAGGTGCGATCTTGCAGCTCGGGAATACCCCAGTATAAGAAATCCCATGCGCCAACCAACACAGCCCATTCGCTGTTGGGATGCAGCCGACCGTATTTGATTAATGCAGGAATAGCGGTGATTACTCTACCAGCACCACCGTCTATCCAAAATATCTTTTTTGTCATTCTAGTTCCTCGAAGCTTCAAGATATTATAAGGCAAATTGACTATTTTTCCAAAATTTAAGATTCATCTGCCTATAATAGTCACAAAAGGGTCTACCCAATACTTCCTCTAGTAAAGGACTGGCGCGATGCAGGTATCTTCTCACATCATGCAGCCCTACTAAACCTCCATTACTACAATCGTTTTCAAACCTCTTGTAGAGACTTAAGCCAATTACTACACTGTTTATACCCAACCACGCACAAAACTGATCCATCACCCACTGACTTTGATTTACTATTTGATCATAGCTGACTAAAAAGCTATTGAGAACTTGACTAACACTCGTAAGTAGTCACAATTGCCGGCCTTTTGTCTGTCCCAGCCCTGTGTACCATTGTAGGAAGTCACCCTGATATTGCTTATAGCCGCCGTGCTTGCAAGTGATTGTGGTGTCAAGATATATGGGAAATCCGCCTTCCTGAAGTTTTTCAAACATACGTATGTCCTCACTCATAAGACCGTTGTTGGTAACTATCACATCACAGATCATTCGGCGTTGCTTCATGTCTTTGGGATCAATATAGGCTTGACTGGTGTTCCACAAATGGTGTATGGCTTGTCGACTCATGCGTGCAAATCCTGTGCCCAAGCCATCAACTTCCATCAAACCAGTTTGCGGGTCAATAGGGCGTTTAGTCATTTGTCTTACAACATATTCTGGACGATCCCCTTTTTTGGGATATGTGCCACCCACAACATCTACAGGATGATCCAGTAGTTTAAAAAACTGCTGCGGGGTCCATTCAATATCTTGATCAATCCATACGAGATCATCAACACCGCTCTCATATGCCAATTGCAAGGTGTCATTTCTAGCTCTTTGAATCAATGCATCGAAGCTGACCCATAAGGGTAAAAGTTCAATATTCCTTTTTTCAGCAGCTTTAGTAGTATAAAATAAACTGCTAGTGTAGCTGACCTCTACCTTGCCATCATAGCTGGGGGTGCCTATCATTACTCTGCGACGAGTTGATTGATTAAAATTTGCCATTCGTGTATTCTAGTGTTCCAACTGTAGAGTTTGTCAAATAATAATGCTTGATTTTGCCATTGAGGGTTATTTGAATCATAATTGCTCAATTGGTTATCAAGAGATTTAGCAAAGGCTGCTGACAATACCCGTTTGTTGGTAGTATAGTCTACAAAACAAGCACTTTCGCCAAGGGTTTCTTCAAGAGCACCAAGTCGAGTGGTGACCACCTGGCACCCAGCACTAGCAGCCTCTATTGCTGAGATGCAGCTGGTTTCTGGGAAAGTGCTGGGATATACCCATAAGTGACTGCCTTGCAATCTCTTTCTCACAGCTTGATTGAGCCCGTAACCAACATACTGGATTTGAGTGTGCTGGCGACAGCGATCAAACAAAGACTGATAGCCTCTCATATTACTGTCACTGAAACCTTTGCCATAGATAATGGTGCTGCTGTAAACTGTGAGACGCCAGTTTTGATGTTGCAGTTGGTCTATGGCATCCAGCAACACATCAAGTCCTCGCCAAGGGGTGCTGGTGTAGATCATTTCAATTTGCTGAGAGGCGGGTTTGAGTTGCCAATTGAAAGAGTGTATGGCATTGCGGATTACAACTGTTTTGTTTGGATGTATGCCAAAATAGTTTACCCATTTCTCACGCTGCCATTCACTTACAAATATCCAGCAAGCAACAGCCTGTTGAAACTGTGGATTAGCTGCACCTTGACTGGCCTCTTGGTCGGTGTCGAGATGCTGCCAAACAATGTTCTTTTTGTTGGGATCTATTTGATGTAAGCTGCAATTGCTTACTATGAGATTCAAAGATGATGGCCAACCTCCCAGTTGTTGAGAGAGATTGGCCATCATGAGTTCAGTGCCGCCGCGTGGGATCATAAGCCTAAAGTCTACACACCTTTGGCAGTGAGTGCAAGTTCCAGAACTGTCACACGCTGGGTGAGCTGATCGTTGCTAAACCCCACGTAGCGTCTCTGAGAGATTCTGTACCAATTGCAATGTTGCAGGCTGCTGTAGTGGCAGAGAAAAGTGAACAGTTGACCACAGTCACGTTGTTGCTGCCTTAGGCAGTGGATAAGCCAACACCAATGCCCAGTGCAACATTTTTTCAGTTTGTTGTTTCCTGCGGCGAATGGTATAACGATGTTTCCGCAAATCTTGATGGCCATGTGTTTGTTTTCCTCGAGCGTACTTTTTTGGCCAATTATTTAAGCCAGTAATAGTCAATAATAGAAAGTAACTTATACAGGAGGGGCTGGCCAAGTAATATCCCAAGGAAACCCTAGTTGTGCAGTGATGTCTCGCAATGACTGTCGATACTCTAACCATGCTTGAGCGTTTACCGGCGCATCGGCCAACTGTGTCCAATCACAATCAGCAAGACGTTTATTACGGTCTTGGCGTATTACCTCCGCTTGTGCAGCAGTTGACGCGTCAATTTCTGCTTGACTGCGTGCCTCTACTTTCCATTGCTGAATCCAACTTGAGCCGTTATAAATTGGTGGTTTTTCAACCAATCTTTCTGTCAAAGGACTAAAGATTGGTTGCACTGAAAACTCAACCGGAAATACATTCCACTCATGTAGATCAGCTGTCGATAACCCACCAACTGGAAAGCTTGTTGATGGGTTATCTCGGATCAAATCAGTCTGTGTGTAAGGGTAGACAATAATGACATTGTTGATGGCTTTGACATAAAGCATGTTAGTCTCCCAATTGTTGCTGTATCACATCTAGCATCACTTTGGCTTTTTTTTGCTCTAGTTTTTCAGAAGCAAGCAAGCAGGAAAGCTGATCGGCAAAATCAGATAATTCGGAGCGATCAGCAACATCCATGCGAGCAATTTTTTCAAGCGCCAACGTATAGTTATCGATGTTTATCTGATAGTGCATTACCTCTTGCTTTCTCGCTTCGAGGTTGATACGAAGTATTTCTTCACGTGTTTTCATAGGCTCTTTTGTATGTTGGGTCATATACTTATCTTTCAAACTGGGCCAAATGCTACGGAATACCCGTCATTGGTTGGTGTAGTAGCCGGATTAGAAAACTTGGTTCCAAAACCACTAGATGACCAGGGATATACAGATATCCTGGCTCCATTATTATGGGCTACTGCAATTGCTGTAGAGTCACCGCTGAAGGCAACGCCATGGGCAACACCGCTTGGTAAAGTCCCAGGATCTGAATACTTGGTTCCAAAGCCTCCGGCTGTTGACCACGGATACGCCAAAACATACGGCGTACTTATATCGCTGACTGCTATAGATTGGGCGTCTGGACTAAATGCTATTCCACTTCCAGTTGTTGGTAAAGTTGCTGGGTTGGCATACTTTGTACCAAATCCGCTTCCTGACCACGCATATGCGGCAATATAACCACTGCCAGTCACTGCGATAGCAGCACCACTAGGACTAAATGCAACGGAGGCACCGTTAGCAGTAGGAAGGGTACCTGGATTGGAATATTTTGTGCCAAATCCAGACCCAGACCAGGGATATACCGACACATAAGGGCTACCAGCATGAGCTACTGCAAGTGAAGCACCGTTGGGGCTGAACGCCACACCATTTCCAACTCCAGTAGGCAATGTTGCTGGATTGGAATATTTTGTGCCAAAGCCACTTGCGGACCACGGATATGCATGTATATAGGGTGAATCCTGGGTACTTAGGGCAATGGCACTCCCATCGGGTGCAAAAGCAACACCGGTAGTCCAGAGAGCGGTTGGCAAAGTTGCTGGGTTAGCATACTTTGTGCCAAAGCCACTAGAGCTCCACGGATAAGCATATATGTAGGGAGATACGTCGCCAGTTACAGCAATAGCCGAGCCGGTTGAAGTGAACGCAACGCCATAGGCGAAAGAAGCTGGCAAGGTGGCTGGATTGGCAAATTTGGTCCCAAATCCAGCAGTTGACCATGGATAAACTGACACATATGGAGAAGACAAAGAATTGCCCACTGCAATAGAATTGGAACGTGCCGACGGCGATATAGGAGTATTAGAACTAAACATCTGCTACCTTATGGGGTATAATTTTGGCCAGCATTGCTGCCATACCAGTTTGTACCATCTGCTGTGAATACATATTTATCAAGCCTACTTGCAGTACTTGTAATTGTTGGTGCAGTACCACTGGGCCATTTCACTGGGTTGGTTACGCTGGGCCACGTTACAGTTCTGCTTCCAGTTCCGTCTTGCTTCAACAGTAATACAAACGATTTGCCGCTTGTTGCTGCTGGGAAAGTAAACACAACGCTGCCTGTCAGTGTCAAAATTTGAATTGTGCCTGCTGTGATATCTATAGTGTAAGCAGTGCCAGTGTTTGCTGTAACAACTTTTTCAGTATAGTCTCTTTGGAGTTGCAAATCACCAAAGGCTCGGAAAACTGTGGTGGTGCTTGTGCCTATGGTTGTTTCATTGCTAGATGCGGCAGTTGATGCAAGAGCACTAGTGCCAATTACAATGTTATTACACCCCGTTGTAAGGTTGCATCCTGCATTGTAGCCTACTGCAACGTTGGATGAGCCTATGGTTGTACTGCCCAATGCGGCATAACCAACACCTACGTTGTTACTGCCACTTGTGTTGCTCGTACCTGCTGATCGTCCTATTGCAGTGTTACCTGTGCCATTGGTATTCTGCTGTAAGGCAGCGCCGCCAATTGCTATGTTTGAATTGGTCTGATTGTTCCTTAGAGCACATGCCCCCAATGCAATGTTGTCACTGCCACAAAAGTTAGTGCCAAGGGCA